AAGCCCTAAGGCTATGATAGTTTGGGATAAAGTTAATCCTGCACAGCATCTAGATAAATATTATAAACAACATGAGCTAATACTATATTATGGAGACTTTGGTGGTCATAAAACCCTTAGAGGAGACGTTTGGAAGATTAAAAGACAAAGGAACGAGTTACATCCCACGATGAAGCCTGTAGAGTTAATTGATATAGCATTAAAAGATCAAGAGGGTAAAACTAAAGTAGCAGATTACTTTTTAGGTTCAGGAAGTACCCTAATAGCCTGTGAGAAGAACAGAAGGGTTTGTTATGGAATGGAACTAGACCCTAAATATTGTGATGTGACTATAAAAAGATGGCAGAACTATACGGGTAGTCAAGCTATATTAGAATCATCTAACGAAACTTTTGACGAACTAATAGAATTACATAAAGATACAAAAAATGGCGAATAAAAAACCTAAATATAAAAAAATAACATCTGATATTAAAGAAAGGCTTAGAATATCTTATGTGCAGGGAGACCTAGACCCACAAGGCTTTAGAAGATGCTCTACTATAGAAGAATTAGCCTTAGATAATAATTTATCTAAAAATACGCTGTATAAACTAGCACAAAGAGAAAATTGGAAGTTTGCACAAGAAAAATTTCAAAGAGACTACGAAGAAAAATTAGATGCACAAAGAATTAAAGAATTTTCTGTAGAAGCTAAAAAGCTTGACTCAGCATGTTTAAATATAGCTAAAGCACTACTTTCTAGGGTGGGCGTAGTAATAAGAAACACACAAAACGCTTCTATTCAAGAATTTACACCACAACAATTAGACTCAATGGCAAGTTCTGCTTTAAAAACGCAGAAATTTGCAAAATTAGCTTTAGGAGAATCTACGGATAACATTAATATAAATGGAAACATACAAGAAAATGACACCTTCGCAAGAGCTATGGAACTGCTTGACACAATTGAAGACAGCAGAAGCAAAGGCAGTAGCACTACGCACTGAATGGCTAGACACAGCAAGGGATAAACAACTTCAACCTAAAATAGAACATTATATTTGGTTAATACTAGCAGGACGTGGTTGGGGTAAAACAAGAACAGGCGCTCAGGACATAGCATTATATGCTTTAAGAAACCCTAATAGTAATTGTGCTGTAGTTGCTCCTACACATGGTGATTTAAGGCGTGTCTGCTTTGGCGGTCCTAGTGGGCTTATTTCAATAATACCTAGAGAGTGTTTTCTTAAATCTAATGATCAAAAAGGTTACTCATCTAGTGTATCTGAGATTAGATTATTTAACGGTTCTAAGATTACAGGTTATGCGGCTCAAGAGCCTGAAAGACTTCGCGGACCGCAATTTCATAGAGCATGGTGTGACGAGGTAGCGGCTTGGCGTTATCCTGAGACGTTTGATCAGCTTATGTTTGGTCTTAGATTAGGAAAAAAACCACAATGCGTTATTACTACTACACCTAAACCAACTAAGCTTATTAAGGATTTAGTAGAAAGAAAAGATGTATTAGTAACATCAGGAAGCACTTTTGAGAACGAAGCAAACTTAGCAGATAGTGCTTTATCTATGCTTAAAGATAAATATGAAGGTACTAATCTAGGTAGGCAGGAACTATACGCTGAGATAATAGAAGACTTTGAGGGTGCTTTGTGGAAACCTGAGTTGATAGACAAAGCTAGAATAGATGATGACAGAGATTTATCGCAGATTATAGTTGCAATTGACCCTGCTGTAACAGCTAATGCAAATAGCGATGAAACAGGTATAGTAGTAGTAGGTAAAGACTATAATAATCATTATTATGTCTTAGAGGACTTATCAGGAAGACATCCACCTGAGAAATGGGGTAGAATAGCTGTAAACGCTTTCTACGAATGGGAAGCAGATAGGATAGTAGCTGAAGTTAATAATGGTGGAGACTTGGTAGAAAGGCTTATACGAAACATAGATAGTCAAATATCTTATAGAAGTGTAAGGGCAACAAGAGGTAAAATACTTAGAGCAGAACCAATCTCAGCTTTATATGAACAAGAGAGAGTTCACCATGTAGGTGCATTCTCGGAGTTAGAATCGCAAATGTGCAGTTATACAGGAGATACAAATAGTTCGCCTGATAGATTAGATGCTTTAGTATGGGGATTAACCGAACTTAGCAAGTCTAAAGGACAAGTAAACTGGAGAATAAGCTAATGGCACAACAAACATTTTTACAACGACTTTTTAACGTACAACAACAAGAAGTCAAACAATCAAACATGATGGGTTATTTTGGGGTTGGTACAGATCAGCCTAAGAATTACAAATATGCAGATTTAGCCAAAGAGGGATATCTTAAAAACGCAATCGTTTATCGTTGTGTTAATGAAATATCCAAAGGTGCAAGTGCAGTACCCTTTGTAGTTAAAGCAGGAGATCAGATAATTGAACAACATCCACTCATTGACCTTCTTAATAGACCCAATCCTTTACAATCCTATTCAGAGTTCTTTAATAGCCTGTTTGGTTATGTGTTGCTTAGTGGCAATGCATATATACTCAAAGTAGGTGGAGAGACAGGTACGCCTAAAGAGCTACATCAATTAAGACCTGATCGTATTAATATAAAAGGAAGTGGCAACGCTATACCTGATAAATACGAATATTTAATAAATGGTAGGGTTCAAAATACCTATGATGTAGATCAAGACAATGGCTTTAGTGAAATTAAGCACGTTAAGCTGTGGAATCCATTAGATGATTATTATGGTTTATCTCCTATGAGTGCTGCGGCTATAGAGATAGATCAGTTCAATATGGCTAGTAAACATAATGTAAATCTACTTAATAATGGTGCTAGACCTAGTGGAGCTGTTATCTTTAAGCCTAAGGATGATGCAGGTTTTGCTGTAAACCTAACAGAATCACAAAGACAACAATTACTCACAGACCTTAACAATAGATTTAGTGGAACTGCTAATGCAGGTAGACCTATGCTTTTAGAAGGAGACTTTGACTGGAAGGAGATGGGTCTAAGCCCTAAAGATATGGATTTCCATGCATTAAAGAACATGGCAACTACAGATATAGCCTTATGTTTTGGCGTTCCTAGTCAATTAGTAGGTGTTCCTGATGCTCAGACATATTCTAATGTAGCAGAAGCAAGACTCGCTCTATACGAAGAAACTATAATTCCACATTTAAGAAAGATAGCATCTGATCTCAATGAATGGCTAGTACCGTTATTTGATGACAGGCTTACCTTAGAATTTGATATAGATTCTATACCTGCTCTAGCAGAAAGAAAAAAGAAGACTTATGAGAATGTGACCAGTGCTGTTCGTGAAGGTATTATGACTCGTAATGAAGCAAGAAAGATAATAGGTCTTGACCCTGTAGATGGTGCTGATGATCTTTATATATCAGCTAATCTATTCCCACTTTCAGATAGTGATGTTCCTAAACCTGAAAATCCTGTAAACGAAGAAGACTTAGAAGACTATGATGATGATGACGAGGTTGATAAAGAGATAGACTTCCTTTTACAAGAAGAAAAAGCTTTAGCAGATATAAATACAGTTCCTACCAGTGAGATGGCAGAAGAAGCTAAGAGAGGGCTTGAACTTAGAAAAAAGTTTAAAAGGGGTGGCACTTTAGTAGGTGTTGCTCGTGCAAACCAGTTGGTAGCTAAAGAAAGGTTATCTATTTCAACAGTAAAAAGAATGTATAGCTTTTTTAAAAGGCATGAGGTAGATAAACAAGCACAAGGTTTTAGACAAGGTGAAGATGGATATCCAAGTGCAGGTAAGATCGCATGGTTGCTTTGGGGTGGAGATTCAGGCTTTGCATGGGCTAAAAGAAAGCGTCAACAAATTATTACTGAAGAAGACAAAGAGTTTGCACTACAGGAGCATGTAGAATCTAAAGAAGATGAAAAGGCTTTATCAGGTAAGGTAAAAGAAGGCTTACAAAAAAAAGTAGATGATCATAATGAGAAGCATGGTGGAACTAAAACTAAAAGGGCTACATTAAGAATGCTTGAAGCTGTATTTAGACGAGGTGTAGGTGCATATAGAACAAACCCAAGCTCAGTAAGACCAAGTGTTAGTTCACCTGATCAATGGGCTTATGCTAGGGTAAATAGCTTTCTAAGAGCATTATCTACAGGTAAGTTTAGAGGTGGAAGACACGATACAGACTTATTTCCCAAAGGACACCCACTATCTAGTAAAACATGAAGGTAGAACGTAAAAAGTTCAATACCTTTAGGCAAGGTAGGATAAATGTAAGGAAAGAAGCTAGAAAACAGCTTGTTTTAAGAAATAATCTAGAAAAAAGGTTTTATAGACAACTTTCTAGCCTTTTTAAGAAGTTTCTAAGTGTTCAAATGTACTTATACAAGCAATATGGCTTATACGAGCCACAGATAGCAGAACAAACACTAAATGAGGATATGTTTCCTATTATTCATGCACATTACAAGCGTGTTTTTAAGGTCATGTTTGAATATAACGAATCCAAGTACAATTTAAATAAAAAGCAAGATGAAGCTTTTGTATTTGGTAGATCAATAGACTTTGAAAACTTAGTAGAGCAATATTTCAACACTAGGCAGTTAGTTCTTGCAGGTATTAGTATGCGACTAGCTACTCGTATTAGTAGTGTTATAGAGCAGGGCAGGGCTGATGATCTTACGTTAGCACAGATTACTAAACTGGTATCTGATAAGTTTTTACCTATTAGTAGAAGTAGATCAGCACTTATAGCTCGTACAGAAACCCATAATGCCGCAAGTTTTGCTAGTAATGCTTACTTTAAAACAGTAGAAGAAGACTTAGGAACTAAGATGCTTAAGAAGTGGGTAGCTACTAACGACAAAAGAACAAGATCAGCACATGCATTAGCTAACGGTCAAATTGTAGATATGAATGAAGATTTTATGGTTGGTGGTGTTCCTATGGAATATGCAGGAGACCCTAAAGGTGGTGCATCAAATGTCATCAACTGTAGATGTGTGATTATCTACGCTGATGAAAGAGATATGGATTAATTTTCTCCACCTGTCAAATCGTTTAATACTTTAATTTCAAAAGCTAAGTTTATACATTGTTTAGCTTGTTTCTTTGTTAGATTAAAAACTTGTTGCAAAACTTCAGGACTGTAATGTTTATTAGTTCTTAGAAGACTGCCAACTGCAAACTCAATATTCTTGTCTTGTAATTGTTTTTCTATTTCGCTTGTTACTTTATACATTATGCCATCACCTCTACATCAACATTATTACCAAATAAAGCAGGTTGATAAGTTGAATCAAAAAGATACTGTATTTCATATACTCTTTTCATACCATCAGGTGCATAATTAGTATTAGCAACAACACCTATTCTATTTTGATATGAATATTTTGCATTTCTATTCATATTAATGACTGTGCCTTGTTCTAGGTTTTCAATTTTTGTTTTGTTTTTTGAGTTTGTCATTTTATTTTACCTTGCCATTTAAGGCTGTTTTCAATTTATACAACTATTATAACCCCGTAATGGATTACAAAACAAGTATTATTAGGATTATTTTAACTATACCTATATATTGTGCTTATTTAATCAATAAGATACTATATAAAGTAATATGCCTATACTAAAATCAACTAAGGTTGTGTTAAGGCAAGATTTTAAACTAGATGTATGGGAGATGACACTATGACGAGTGAATATACCAATTCAAACCAAAGATTAGATGTCTGTACTAGTGAGTACGATTCAAACAAAGAAGATTCTATTCAGAATGATGAGAAGCATGTAAGAGCAGTAGAAGAAACAGAGGACTCTTATATTATTGAGTTTGGTAAAAGTAAACCTGATGTAGAAGAAACTGTAGATGAGATGGAAGATTCTAAAGAAGTAGAAAAAGAATCTATAGAAATCAAATCAAGTATCAAAGCCTACAATGATGATGAAGAAGACAAGAACTATGGAACATTTGAAGGATATGGGTCTGTTTTTGGAAATAAAGACTTAGGTAATGATGTTATAGAATCAGGTGCATTTACAAAATCCCTAAAAAGAAGAAAACCACAAAACGTAAAGCTTTTATATCAACACAAGTCTGATATGCCTATAGGTGTATTTGATGAGATCAGAGAAGATGATCATGGCTTGGTTGTTAAAGGTAGACTTGCTCTTAAAACACAAGCAGGTGCAGAAGCTTACGAATTATTAAAAATGGGTGCTTTAGATGGTCTATCAATAGGCTTTAGAGTAAACCCAAAAGAAGTTTCATATGATAAGCGTGGTGGAAAGCGCATTATCAAAGAAGTAGATTTAATGGAAGTATCGCTAGTAACCTTCCCCATGAACCCTCAGGCGACTGTTCGTTCAGTGAAAGGCGAAGAAATTTCTATTAGGGAATGGGAAAACGGATTGCGTGATGCTTTCAGTCTCTCTCGTTCAGAAGCAAAAGTTGCTGCAAAGGCAGTAACTAAGTGTTTTGATCAACGAGAGGTTGATGAAAGTGCAGAACTGGTAGATGCCATAAAAGAACTAACTTTAACCTTAAAAACTTAATAGGAGTAAATTATGTCGGAAGAT